GATGCTTCGTTTACGTATGCGAATGTCGGCTCGCGTCTGGCCTTCCGCGGCAAAATCGTCCGGGCGCAAAGCGTGGCAGCGTACAAGGCGATACGCGAGGTGGCGTAAGCGCAAAGCGCCAAAGCGTGGAGCGAAGCGACTAAAACGAAAGAACGGGATTCGGATGGTTTCCGAATTCCATTTAAAAGGTATTTAAATACCGGCGAAGCCGGTCGAAAAAATAGAATTTTGAGGTATATGAAAAAGATTATCGCATTTTTAAAAATGAGTAACCGTTACAAGCATCTTATCGGTGGTTTGATGGTAGGTCTATTGGGATTTACTCCTTGGACGGCCTTTTATGCTGCGGCCATTGCAGCTTCCTGTCTGGAACTGAAAGATACTCTTCGGGGAAGTCCTTGGGACTGGATTGATTGGGGGCTCACCGTCGCGGGTGGCAGTATATCCGTTTTATTTTGGATGATAGTGTAATTCGTTTATCTGTTTTGCCTGTTAAATCAGTAACTTTGCAAGCGGTAGAGTTCCCCAATAGTCCGTGTGGTCTATCGCGGGTACAACAATGCGAATGCGAATGGCGGTGTGTCGAATGCGAATGCGAATAACGATGCTTCGAATACGAATGCGAATGTCGGCTCGCGTCTGGAAATCTAACAAATCGGCGTACAGCAGCGGGGACGTGTCCCCGAAGCGGTGCCGAGGGGAGCAAGCCACAGCAACAGCACCAGAAAAGGTGGAAAGCTGAAAAATCACGCGTCGGGTGGAGTTTGGTAGGCTGTTATCAGTTCGAAGAAGTCAGACCCGGGGAAAGGAAGGCCCTCATCTTCCATGTTTATTAACCAATAGCTTATGCGCAGGGAAGGATATATTATCGAGGAAATCATCGAATACTCCAATATGTCGGAGGCATTCGATTCGGTACTTCGCGGAACCGATCGTAAGAGGTCAAGGCAGGGACGATTCCTGCTTGCCCATAGGGAGAAGATTATCGCCGAACTGACGGCTTCCATTGCGGACGGCTCATTCCGGCTGGGCGGCTACCATGAGAGGGAAATTGAAGAATACGGTAAAAAACGTATTTTGCAGATCCTGTCCATGAAAGACCGCATCGCTGTGTTTGCCATCATGAATGTGGTGGACCGCCACCTGCAAAAACGTTATATCCGGACAACCGGTGCAAGCATCAAAAGGCGCGGTACTCATGACCTGATGAACTGCATACGTACCGATTTGCAAAAAGATCCGGAAGGCACGCTTTACGCATACAAATTTGACATCCGGAGGTTTTACGACAATGCGCGGCAGGACTTTGTTATATGGTGCTTCCGGAGGGTGTTCAAGGACAAAAGGCTGTTGGTCTTGTTGGAGCGGTTTGTTAAGCTGCTGCCGGAAGGTATCAGTTTCGGACTGCGCAGTTCACAAGGGGCAGGAAATCTGCTTCTGTCTGTATTTTTAGACCACTATCTGAAGGATAAGTACGGGGTTCGTTATTACTATCGCTATTGCGATGACGGACTGGTACTCGGTAAAACGAAAGCGGAATTGTGGAAGATTCGTGATGCTGTTCACGGGCAAATGGGAAAAATAGACTTGGAAATAAAGCCGAATGAACGGGTGTTCCCTGTAGAAGAAGGCATTGATTTCCTTGGCTATGTTATCCGTCCCGACTATGTAAGATTGCGGAAACGCATCAAACAGAGGTTTGCCCGGAAGATGCACGAGGTAAAATCGAGAAAAAGACGGCGGGAACTGATTGCCAGTTTCTACGGCATGACGAAGCACGCCGACTGTAATAAGTTGTTTAAAAAATTAACAGGCAAAGAAATGAGAAGTTTTAAAGACTTGAATGTCGCTTACAAGCCGGAAGACGGTAAAAAGCGATTCCCCGGAGTGGTGGTAAGCATCCGGGAACTGGTAAACTTACCCATTGTAGTGAAGGACTTTGAGACCGGTATCAAGACCGAGCAGGGAGAAGACCGCTGTATTGTGGCCATCGAAGTGAACGGCGAGGCAAAGAAGTTCTTCACCAACAGCGAGGAAATGAAGAATATTCTCGCACAAGTAAAGGAAATGCCGGATGGTTTCCCGTTTGAAACGACCATCAAGACAGAGACATTCGGCAAAGGTAGAACCAAATACGTGTTTACATGAGAAGAGTTGAAGGAAGTTCCGGGGTTTCGCTGATGGAATGCACGAACCCGGTTAAAGACAAATGGCGCATCCGATGGGATGTGCAGGAAAAAGAGAACGGCTCTGCCTCCTACATGGAAGAGGAGTTCGGGCATAAGCCTACTGATGAGGAAATCCGCACATTGGTTATGTCCTGGTATAACAGCCAGACTGATGCAGCTATCCTATCCGGATTCGCCTATAATGGTGCCCCTGTATGGCTTTCCACGGAGAACCAGTACAACTATAAGGCAGCATACGATCTGGCTGTTCAGACGGGCGGAGAAACCCTACCGGTCACATTCAAGTTTGGTTCGGATGAACAGCCCGAATACCATACTTTTAGTCGGTTAGATGAGTTGAAAGACTTCTATACGAAAGCGGTAAGGTATATCCAGAAGGTTCTGGCTGAAGGCTGGGAAAAAAAGGATAAGTTCAATTTGGAATTATATCGGATTGAGTGATTGACAATCCCTTCGGGGGAGGGATAAAAAAAGCCCCCGGCCTGTTAATATAGACGCCAATCATTTATTAACACAAAACGCCACGAGAGTGCGCGACCGGGGGCAATGCCCTCTGCCGCACTCTCGTGGCGTTTTTACGCATTAAATAAATGATTGGCATTGCAAAAGTACAAAAATGATTGGATATGACATTGTTTGAAGCACTTAAATTTAACAGAGAACCGCTTGAAATGCTTATAAGTTTGGGCGGCAAGCAGGATGACCTTCGATTCATAGACTTATATACGGAGTATGAGGTCATGAAAAAACAAGGTGAAAAGACCACTTATGCAGTGGCGTTTTTGGCAAATAAATATTCGGTAAGCGAACGTAAGGTGTATGATGTTATCAAACGGTTTGGAAAGCACTGCACGCTCGGTGCAGTGTGATTGATGTGCCGGGGATGTCTTGTGTTGTCCGGTAGAGCTACCTTTGTACAACCAAAAATAAAGCTCATGAATAAGTATTACCAGACATTAGACAAGATACTCCAAACGGGCAAAATCCAGACCAATAGGAAAGGCCGTATCAAGTATCTATTAAACGAAAGGCTCATGCTGACCCCCGCTGATTTACTTGACATATTTGAAAGCCACGGGATAGCCAGGAAAAAGCTGAAAGAGGAATTGAAACTGTTTATGCAAGGAGTCCGGGATGTGGAAAAATACAAAGAGGCAGGGATTACCTGGTGGGATTATTGCGGCCATACCCTTGTAAACAGCTATCCAACTTACTTTGAAAAGCTTCCACCCCTCATAACCAGGATTAACCGGGAAAAGCGCAACAGCAAGAATTATGTCCTGTTTCTTGGAGAAACCGGGGTGGAAAGCAACCAGGCACCCTGCCTGAGCCTTGTGCAGTTCCAAATTGACGAGGGAGAACTGGTGCTATCTGCATATCAGCGTAGTTCTGATGCGAACCTTGGGCTTCCGGCTGATATTTATCATCTTTATCTGATGGCAAGGCAGGTGGAGCTTCCCCTGAAGTCCATAACCCTTGACCTTGGAAATGTGCATATATATGAAAATAACATTGACCGGACTCTGGAACTGTTATCCGGAGTTGAAAACATTAAATTTGACTTGAACGTATGAAGAATATGAATTTATCTGCACCACTGCCATTTGTAGGCCAAAAAAGAATGTTTGCTAAAGAGTTTATTAAAGTTTTGGAACAGTTCCCTGAAGATACCGTGTTTGTGGACTTGTTTGGCGGTTCCGGACTTCTTTCGCATATAGCCAAAAGAAGCAAGCCCGATGCTACTGTTGTCTACAATGATTTCGACAACTACCGGTTCAGACTGAAAAATATCCCACAGACAAATAAACTGCTTGCCGATATTAGGGAGCTGGTGGGTAATTCGATACCCAAACATAAACCAATTAAAGGGGAACTTAGAGAACGCATTTTTAAACGTATCGAGGAAGAAGAACTAAATGTTGGGTACGTGGATTTTATAACCTTATCATCCTCACTAATGTTCTCCATGAAGTATAAATTGTCTGTAGCCGAAATGCGCAAGGAAGTCCTTTATAACAACATTCGCAAGACCGGTTATCCGGAGTCTTCTGACTACTTAAAAGGGCTTGAAATTGTATCATGCGACTACAAAGCAGTATTCAACCAATATAAGGATGTTCCCGGAGTCGTCTTTTTAATTGATCCGCCTTATCTTTCTACTGATGTTGGTACGTACAATATGTATTGGCGCTTGTCTGATTATTTGGATGTTTTAAAGATACTCGAAAAGCATTCCTTCGTTTATTTCACATCCAATAAATCCTCCATACTTGAACTGTGTGAATGGATTGGAGCAAACAGAACCATTGGCAATCCTTTTGAGGGTTGTACAAAAAAGGAATTCAATGCCCACATGAATTATTCTGCCGAATATACAGACATGATGCTGTATAAGAAACAGGAAAAATTAGTTCATAAAACAGCTGCTTAGCACTGAACAAAGATACAATTTTTCAAGCAGAAGGCCAAATTTTGAGCCTTATTTTAATGCCGTTATAAAGCCATTTTTTATGAAATTATAAAGCCGAAACAGAGGTCATTACAAAACTTTTGTTTCGGCTTTTTGAGTGTTGCGCGCTTTCCTTTTTTGAACGCTTCGTTTTGTCCCTTTTCCTGAAAATCGAACGCTTCGTTTCGGATTCTGCGGAAATTTGGATTTGCGGATTATATTTTTGTAATTTCTGAAATTTCTTCCTTAAAGGAGAGTATTTGTCATCTATTAGTGTCGGATTATTTAATAGTTTTAATGACGTTATTCGCCTATTTCCTTCAAGTACAACATACTTATTGCTGTCTTCGTTGGGTGTTACAATAATCAAATCGACGGGGCTAAGACCATTGGTTACAATATCGTCCACAAGAGAATATAATTTATCCCCTTGATCCTCTATCATCTTATCTATTGCTTCTTTTTGTGATGATAAAGGCTCAAATCTATAATTTTCCGTATTGACAAATAGTGATGTCAATTTTATCGTTCTTATAACCATGGCAAAACCAATACTTGTTAGTTTGCAAAGTTACTCATTTTTAGTGAAGTTAGCAGTATTTGAACAATAAAAATGCACAGGAATCTGCGATTTTGCAGGATGAAGTTTATTGTAAATCAATTCTAATCACTATCTTTGCATTGCAAAAAGGCGTTCTTTTGATTTAATGCAAGACGAGGTAAAATACAGAACTTCACTCGTTTCCAAATCGTTACCTATCAAGAAACTAATCTTTGCAATCTATTCAAATTCAGCGACAAAGGCAATTCAATATGCCTGCTTTGATGCCACGTGACGTTCTTTTCGATACCGCACTTCTTCGCTATTGCTTTGATGCCGTTCTTGCAGTTGGCGTAACAGGGAACTGGCAGCAGTTTGTCCCTTTCGGCCATGCCGTCGTATTTCTCGATGATGTGTCTGGCAACGTCCAACAACCGGATATTCGTTTCGACGCCTGTTTTCTGGCAGTTCGTGTCGATCCACAGATGCCCGTCGAACGAGGTGCGCAGGTTGGCTTTCGTCAGGTTCGCCATATCCGTCCAGCTCAAACCCGTAAAGGTGCAGAAGATGAACAGATCGCGGATCAGCTCGTAGCTTTTCTTTTTGAATGTGCCGTTGATCAGGAGTGTGATTTCCTCTTGGGTCAGAAAACCCCGTTTGGTCTCCTCCTTCGTGATGCTGTACGCGAAGAACGGGTCGCGCTGCAACAAACCGTTATTGACGGCCATATAGATTATTTTCCGGAACGGCATCATATAAGACCAGACCGTGTTGTTGCAGTGATTCTTTTCTACCCGCAGGAACAACTCGAAGTCCGTGATAAATGCCGGAGTAAGCTCTTTGAACGCGATGTCGCTGACCTTATACCGCTTTTCGACGAACTCCGAGAGGTGTTTGTACATGGTGCAGTATTTCCAATAGCTGCGCGGGCTTTTGAGCTTGCCCACCTGCTTCCCGTAATCCTCGTTGTGCTGACGGAATACCGCCAGTAGTGTTTCATGGTTCATCCCCAAACCGAGATAGGCGTTGCGCACTTTCTCGGCGGTAACATAATTATCCCGGTCGGCGATCTTCTGGTAGGCTTGGTTGATACCTACACGGATTTTATCCAGCATACGGTTGGTCTCCTGTGCAGCGATGCTGCGGCCGGAGACACGGCCTAACTCCACGTTCCACGACTTCTCCTCCACGTCCAGCTTGCAACTGAACTGGGCTATTTTGCCGTTTATCGTGATACGGCACATGACGGGAATAAGCCCGTCCTTTTTCGGGGCATTGCATTTCAGATAAAACAAAACTTTGAATGTCGATCTCAT